TCTCGGTGCTGCGCGCCATGTGCCGCCGCTATCCGAGTGTGCGGTTCAACCCGGTGCAGGTGGGTCGGTTCGACGTAAAGTGGTGTACGCAGGTGGGCGACATCATCGTCAGCCACGCGGAGAAGTTCTCGCGCGTGCCGGGGTCGGCCATGCGCGGCGTGGAGGAATGGCTGAGCGACCAGGAACAGGCCATGCAGCTCGACCCGTGGCGCATCCTCTGCCAAGCCCACACGCACCAGCTGGCGTGGATTCCGTGGCGCGCCGACAAACTCCTCATCGAACTCGGCTGCATGACGGAGACGCACGGCTACCAGCTCTCGGCCCAGGTGCGCGGACGCCCGCAGCGCCGGGGCTACTGCACCCTGACACAGCATAAGGGCCGGACGGACATGCACTCGGTGCGGATGGTATGGCTCGACCCAGCACGCTGGTAGGCAGTCCCCCGCATCTGGTGCGGTTTGTGCCGCAGCAGCAGGGGCATGGCGACTGCGCGGTGGCCTCACTGGCCATGCTGTGCGGCGTCGACTGGCCCACGGCCTTTGCCGCCTTCGACGACCCAGCCAGCGTGCTGGCGCAAGGCGTGGCCCCGTGGGCCGAGTTTCGCCACGCGGCGTCTCGGCTGGGCATCAAGACGCGCGTGAAACGCCGACCGGACCTGCACGCGGACACAGGCATCCTCTATTGCACGGACATTGACGGGCCTGACGGGCATGCTGCCTTCCTGTGGGCGGGGCGCATCATCGACGGCGACGGGCGGTGCTACCTCTTCGTGCCAGACTATCTGCGGCTGCGGCAGTTCAGGTCGCATTCCCTGCTGATGCGGGCCTAACCATGCGCCTGCTCTGGGCTATGCTGTATGCGCCGATGGCCGTGGTGTGGGTGGGCATCTGCCTGCTGCATGCGCTGGCCGTGGGCATCCTGCGGGCACTGGATTGGGTGACGCTCCAGCTCTACCCGGGCATTATGGCCGTCGCACGACGGGCTGACGGACTCACGGATGATGACGACGACGACTTGGCCGGATCTTGACGGCGTGGCCCTCGTGGGCCTCGGACACAAAGCGCGGCAGGGCAAGGACATGCTGACCGATGCCCTGCTCAACCACTACGGCAACAGCCGCCGCTTGGGCTTTGCCGACGCGGTGAAGGTGCTGGCACGGGCCGACTACGGCATGACGACCAAGGACGGGCCACTCCTGCAACGGCTCGGCATGGAGGGCCGCGCGCATGACCCGGACACGTGGGTGCGCATTGTGGCGTGGACGATCCATGAGTGGCTGGAGAGCGCGCCGGAGGGGCTGCTGGTCGTGATTCCGGATCTCCGGTTCCCTAACGAGGCCGCGTTCATTCGCGCCTACGGGGGCATCTGCGTGGACGTGCGGCGGTGGCATGCGGACGGCTCGCGGGTCATCACGACCGACCGAGATGCGGGCCACGCCAGCGAGACCTCGCTGAACGGCTTCACGTTTGACGCCATCATCGACAACATCGAGGCGCGCCAGGACGAGGCGCGCGACCGGCTGATTCGGCTCGTCGACCGAGCGTTTGACCCAGACCGCGCGCGACGGAGGTTCCAGTGACGCCGCTGGTCTATATCGCGGGACCCATGACGGGCCTGCCGAGCTGGAACCACCCAGCGTTCTATGCCATGGAAGAATGCCTGCGGCAGCGGGGCATTACGGCCATCAACCCAGCAACGCTGAATCCCATCACACGGCCGTGGTGGCGGTGCCTGCTGGTCTGCCTGTGGCATCTGCGCTTGGCAGACGCCATCGTGCTGCTGCCCAGCTGGGAAGCCTCACGGGGCGCGCGCTGGGAACTCTGGCTGGCCCTGTGCCTCGGGTTGCCGGTCTTTGTGGCCCCGATGCAGGCCGAGCCGCCAGCCATTGCGCCGCCGACGTCTGGCGTGGTGCATTAACGCAAACTTTGGTATAGTCGAGACATTCGCCCTCCGCGAATGCGCGTGTCCTCCGCACGCCTGCCCCGGCACTGCCGCCCAACGGTGCCGGGGCTTTTTTATCGCTTGCACTGATGTCTTGCATGGTGTATAGTAATTCGCATGGACAATCGACCAGACGGGGCAATGACCATGAAAGAGTATGCGGCCGAGCTGGGGGTGACCCGCGCGCGGGTGCATCAGCTCGTGCAGGCCACGGGGCTGACGCTGGCCAAGTTTGGCGGCGTCTGCATCCTGACGCCTGCCGACCGCGAGGCCATCCAGAACCGGCCGCGCCGCAAGACGGGACGGCCGCGCAAAGTGCAGGAGGCACAATGAGGACACCGAAAGAACCGACGTGGGGCGAGGCGCTGGTGTTTGGCGTGGTGGTTGGACCCATCATGGCCTTCTGGACACTGGTGGCATTGGGCGCATTCTAAAACGACAGCGGAGGGCATATGCAGGTCTACAAGGCAATTGCGGCGGTGGCCGCAGAGTTGGCGCAAGTGGGCGTGGGCAAGCGCCAGAAGAACGAGTCGCAAGGCTTCCGGTTCCGGGGCATTGACGACGTCATGAACGCGCTATCGCCGGTCATGGCGCGGCACGGGCTGATGCTCCTGCCACGGGTGCTGTCACGCACGGTAGTTGAACGGGCGAATGCGCGTGGCACGGCCCTGTTTTATGTGGTTTTGGATGTGGAATACGACATCGTGGCCGCAGAAGATGGGTCCAAGCATACCGTCCGCGTGATGGGCGAGGCGATGGACTCTGGAGACAAGGCCACGAACAAGGCGATGTCTGCCGCCTACAAGTATGCGATGTTTCAGGCGTTCTGCGTGCCCGTCGACGGCACGCCGGATGCGGACGCCACGACGCACGAAGTGGTGGTGACCGAGCCGGAAGGCTTCTCGCAGTGGCTGCTGGACCTCGAAGTGCTGGCAGAAAATGGGTCCGCGGCGGTGGCCGAGTGCTGGAAGACGAGCAAGCCGGAATACAAGACCTTCGCCAAGACACACTACGACCAGCACTTGTCTGGCATCAAGGCCCGTGCGGCACAGGTGCAGGCATGAGGCCCGACCGGTATACGGTGCATCCGGCGGCGCAGGGCACGCCGGAGTGGTTGCAGGCCCGTGTGGGTTACGTGACCGGGTCGAGAGCCTCAGACATCACCGCGACGCGGAAGGACGGCAAGCCCAGCGCGGCTCGTGAGGACTACCTGACGCAGGTGGTGGTGGAGCGGCTGACGGGCCAGAGTGCCGAGGATGCCGTGGTCACGCCGTGGATGGTCCGCGGCAGTGAACTGGAATGCGCGGCGCGGTCGGCTTTGGAGACGCGGCTGGACACGCTGATCTTTGAGTCTGGCTTCCTGCAATCGACGCAGGTGCCGTGGGTCGGGTGCAGCATCGACGGCTACACCAGCCAGGGCGACATCGTGGAACTGAAGGTGCCAAAGCCGAAGACGCACTGGCGCTACCTGAACGCACCCACGGCGATGGTGCGCGACTACCTCGATCAATGCACGCACAATCTGCTGGTGACGGGGGCTGATGCCTGCTGGCTCGCCAGCTATTGCCCCGCGATGCCGCCCCACATGCAGCTCGTGGTGGAGGTGGTATCGAGGATTCGAGTGGAGATGTATCGGATGGACTACCTTGAGCCGTTCCTGGCCGAGGTCAACGCGGCCGTGCAGACGTGGCGGCAACCAGAAGGAGTGACAGCGTGAGCGACCAGCAGCAGAAGAAAGACATTGGCGGTCTGTGGAAGCAGACCAGCAAGAGCGGAATGCCCTATCTGAGCGGCACGGTGAACGGGCAGCGCATTGTGGTGTTTCCGAATAGCAAGAAACAGGACGGGGAAAAGACGCCGGACTACCGCATCTACGAACAGACGCCGATGGGGCAGCAGGCCGCGCCTGCGGCCGCACCGTCCGGCCGTCGGGCGGTGACGAGCGACGACATTCCGTTCTAAGGTGGTGCCGGTTGTGCTCGGTGCCCCCGCTTCAGCCCGAACCCTGAGCGGAAACCACCGCACGCTGTGTGCGGCGCTGGGAGGCGGCACAACCGGCCCTGCATCTGGGCCGACGCTTCGGTGCTTTCACTTAATTGAGGTGGAAGGAGAGACGCCGGGGCGTCGGTCTGGTATAAACTAGACGGGCACGACCGAGGTATGAGGCCTCGCCCGTGCCCTGACCGTGACGCTGGAATCCGCAGCGACAGGCTCCCGCCATTGTACCGTGGGTGCTGTCCTGCATGAAAGGACAGAGATGGACGAATCGCCCGCTCGATTTCGCACACAACTTGGGCCGTTTGGCATGACACCCGCGTGGGTGTTAACCGCGCCGATTCAATCCAACGCCAAGGTGTTATTTGGCTGGATGGCATGCCGGTATGCCAACCGCGAGACCTGGCAATGCTGGCCCGGACAGCAGCGTCTGGCCGATGACCTTGGCTGGCATCGCAACACCGTCACCAACGCCTTACGCGAGCTGGTCAGCATCGGCGCGTTGACCAAGGATCGGCGCATGACCAAGGACGGCAAGGTCATGACGAATCACTATACGCTGGTCTTCGTGGCCCCACCGCAGATGGCCGCGCGCACGACAGATGGCGCTCAGTCGCCCAGCCATGCACACCAGCAGGACATGCCCTCACAGAGTGCTGCTGCACAAATTGGTGGGGGGATACCCCCCCAAGGATTTGTGCAAGGATACCCCCAAGGATTTGTGCAAAAACCAGAGGTAGTTGAACCAGAGTCAGTACAACCAGAGAGAAGAGGTTCTCTGGTTGAAAGCCCATTGCATTTCCACAAGCGCCACGGAGGTCACGTCAGCGAACTGTGCGACTGGGTCTGCCTACCGGAAGACATGGCCAACCAGTTTGCGCGACGGGCGAAGATGACGCCCGCGCAGGTGCTGGCCTGGGCGCAGTCCGTGCGGGAGCGCTGGGAGGCTTCTGGGCGGGTGCCTACAGGGTCGATGTGGGAGTTCTGGAACGCTCGGTGGACGGAGAAGATGGACGACGGGGACCGCGACCTCTACCCCAATGAGGGGCCGGTCACGCGCATCATTCGACTGAACGCTGAACGCAGGGCACGCATGCAGGAGGGCCGATGAGGATACACGACGTCTTTGAGGAAATGAACCGGCTCGCGCTGGCGGGCTACTACGTGCCCCACAGCATCGAGTCGATGGGGCAGGAGTGGCACAAGGCCTTGGAGCATATTGACGCCGAGCGGCTGACGCGCGCGGTGGACAACCTCATGGCCAAGAAGACCGACCGCTGGTGGCCGACGCTGGCCGAGCTGCTCGCGGAAGTCACGGCCCTCAAAGCGCCGGACCAGGTGGTCTCGCGCAAGTGCCCGACCTGCGCGGGGTCGACGTGGATCGACGCCGTGCCATTCCGCGGCTACGGGCTTGGCGAGACCGTCTACGAAGGCGTCAGGCGCTGCCCAGACTGCCGAGTGCCGCCGCCTGATACTAGCCACCTCGCGAAGTCGCAGATGCCAATCAGCGCCGCCGAGCAGCGCGCACGGGCGAAGCTCATGCCCACGGCGGTGACCATGACCGAAGCGGAGTTTCTGGCGCGCCTGCAGGCGATGGGACAGCACAGCTTGGCGGCACGTATCGCAGGTCCGGAGGCATCATGCCAGTGAAGAAAATCTGTATCACCTGCAAGAAGGCCTTCGACGCGCCACGCGCCGTGCAGAAGGCCTGCTCGCGCAAGTGCCGGAAGCGCACGATTGGCCCGGAAGAGAAAGCCAGGCTACGCGCGTGGGCCGAAGCCGCCGGCAAACGCGGGGCACTGGCCACGAAGCGCAAGCACTTTGAGCGTGTCCGGGCGATGATTGGCGAGATTGACGCGCCCACGGCCTACGCGAAGGCCTACCGGAAGGGCTATCATGCCGGAGCCACTACGGGATACAACCGCGGCTACACCAAAGGCTACGAAGCCGCCCTCAAGGAGCATGGACTATGGACCGAACCGCTCGACTAATCTGCGAAGGCCGCTGCAATCCCGGGCTGGCCGAACTGGACGCCGCACGCCGAGACGCCACGGCCCACCTGCGGATGCCAGACGCCGTGTGGTTTGCCGCTCACCGGCAGCTCAGGCACACGCTCCATGCCGAGCAGCGGGGGCCGTTCTTCACGTCCGCATGGGCCTGCACGGTCTGCGGCACGGTGCGGAAGTGGTGAAAATTGTTAAGGATGTTAAATCTTTCGGGGGCTGAATAAATCTATTGACACGCTGAAAGTAGGCATGTAAAGTGGTTTCTGTCGGCGGGCGGTGCCGACAACAACCAACGGAGGACACCATGACGAATACGGACTGGACACGGAACACCACGATTGGCAACGCAACCAACCCCGGCGTGCAGGATACCGGCACCGGAGCATTGGCCATTTATGAAATCAACTCAGCCTATCCAGGGGTGCAGCGCATCACGGTGCGCCCGTATGCTGGGCGAGGTGCCACGACGCGCTATTACGTCGACGGGCAGGGCCGTCGCCATGCCTCGCCCACCGCGGCGTCGCTCATGACTGGCGCATCCATCGAGCGGATGCTGACAGGACGGTCGTTCTAATGTGGGCCTGGCTTCCGCGCTGGCTGCGATGGCGGCTGGCGCGGATCGCCATACGGAGGATGATGCGATGACACCGGACACACTGTGGGTAAGTTTGATGCTCGGCGTAATGGTCGGCATGGCGGTCGGATTCACGGCCGCGTGGCGTCTGGCGCGGAAGCTGGAGTTCCACGCCGTGAGCCTCGCCAAGTGGGACGAAGACGACTGGCAGCAGCGGCAGGAAGTGGCCACGACACGCCTGCGCCGCGTGGCAGGTGAGCGATGAGTGGTGAACAGAACACGTCGGAGGAGACAACGATGCATGTCACGATTGAGACTATTACGCCAGCGCGTGCGGCTGAACTGCTAACCGCAAACACCAACAACCGACCGCTGCGCAGCACGGTCGTCTCGCACTACGCAAGCGAGATGAAGACCGGGCGTTGGCTGCTGACGCATCAGGGCATCGCGCTGAACTGCGACGGGACGCTGCTGGACGGCCAGCATCGGCTCGCAGCCATCGTGGAGAGCGGTATGCCGCAACGGATGGTGGTGACACGGGGGGTACCGTCGTCCTCGCAGATTGCGATGGACGACCACGCGAAGCGAACGGCCTCTGACTCGATTTCCTTGGATCGCGGGGAAGTAGTGACACAGACGACGGTCGCCATTGCGAGGAGCGTAATGCGGTATGCCAAAGGCGATAATCGGCAGGTGTCCAAACAGGAAGTTGCGCAGATGATCGACACGCTGCGATCGCCGCTTGAGTTCATTGCGCCGTTTATTGCGGTGAAGCAGCGTGGGGTCACGGCGGCGTGTGTGTGGAGCGCGGTGGTACTTGCGTGGTTTTATGTGCGTGACCTCGACAGGCTGGGCGACTTCTGCCGGATTCTCTGTGGGCAGGAACTGCCTAGCGGCGACGGAGACAAGCCCGCGGTGCTGTTGCGGGAATGGCTGCTGCGGACGGGTGTACGACAGTCGACGTACCATGAGGCGTTTCGTAAGACGCAGCGGGCAATCGTGGCGTTCATGGAGTATCACTCCATCGGGAAGCTGTACGGCACCTCGGTGCATTACCCGTGGCCGCTGATTGATCCTGTGCGGTCATGTGCATCGCAGTCGACGGCTGGAAGGCGCGTTGCAGGTGAGCGATGAGCTGCACGCCCGGTGAAGTGAACCTCCGCTGCCTGCGCCTCCAAGCCGACCGCATTGCCCACGCGCAGCGCTATACGGCCGACCTGATGGTCTGGGCGGCTGACACCATCGAGGCGCTCCAGCAGTCCCAGCGCGACCCGCACGGCTGGCAGGACATGGACGTCTACACGCCTCGTCCGGGTTACGTGCTGGTGCAGGACGGCGAAGAAATCTACCGGGCGCGCCGCATCGGTGGCACCTGGTATTGCGACGACGACACCATCGTCTACCCGTCCAGGTGGATGAGTTTCGAGGCGGTGACGCGATGATGCCGCACACGCCAACCATTGACCTTGACCGCTGGGGCCGCAACATCCGCGAGGCGACCAGCCGGGACATCATGGACCAGCTGCTATACCACGCCGTGTGCGGCAGCAGCTACGCCGCGCGGCACGGCGACGAGACCAGCGCCAACGTGTATGCCAGTCTGGCGAGGCTCATCCGCTACGAACGCGCCAAGCGGTTCCAAGTGCATGACGAAGGCATCACGCACCATGCGGCCGACAGTGGCTACCGCGAAGCCCTGCGGAGGATGCAATGACGGCACTGCTCTGGGGCATTGTCATTGCCGCCGCCTGCCTGCTGGTGGTGGTGCTGGTGGCGCTGCTGTCGGTGTGTTTTGACTATCTGGTGGACGAGCCCGGAGGACGCGATGACTGACGAACAGGCCATCCAGCAGCGTATTGACGCGGCAGTCAAGGCCGAACGGGAACGCATTGGCCAGTTGTTGGCTGACCAGATGGCCTACTGGCAAACCGATGACGAGTGGCGAGAATTGGCGGGCATGTGGCAAGTGCTGGTTAGGCTCGTGGAAACTGGGAAACGCCATGACGCGCGATGAACAGCCACAGCGGCGGCGTATGTGTATAGCAAATGGCGGTTTGCTTGGTGTATCTGAGCGATCTGTATAGTTGAGCGAAATGAACGGAGGGACGCGATGACTCCGCGCAACAATGACCGCATCGGCGCAACAATTAGACCCTACGCGCAACACCGGAGACGACGATGACCACACCGCGTGACACCTACTACCCATGTCCACCAGCCGCGTGGCGCTACCGCACCGGCCTTGACGCGGACTGGCACCTTGCCGCGCACGACCCGCGCGACTGGGGGAGCCAGCACTGGATTGTTGAACCGCTCTACAGCATTCGAGAACTCTACGACGCCTTACACCTGGTCCTGCATGGAGGCCCCGATGCCACAGAAGACCCTCGCCCCGACGCATAGCGGCAAGGCCCGCCCACGCTGCAAGTGCGGCTGCGGGCAAACCATCCCGTGGCGCGACGGCTCGCCAGGACTCAAGCAGCGCCTTTACGTCAATAGCGAGCATCGCGCCGCCTACTTCCGCAGGGAGCGCAAGCAGGTGCGTCCCGCCAACCTGCGACGGCCGGGGCAACTCGTCCACGCCAGAAGCCTGGACGACCTCCAGAAGCAGCTCCGGACGCCAGCCATTGGCGACATTCCGAGCAGCGAAATCGAACGGCTGATTGCGCAGGCGCGGGCCGATATTCGCTATCGGCGGGCACTGGCGCAGTCTTGACGGTTGGCGCAGCCCTTATTCTTGGGGCGGTCCTCGTCGTGGTGCTCTGGGCAGACGGTTACCTGGACCGATGACCGTGCTACCATCACGACGGGGACCACCTATGCCCAAGAAACTCGAAGCCGAACTGCGGAAAGAAGCCAAAAAGAAAGGGTTGACCGGTGCCAGAGCCGACGCCTACGTTTACGGCACCCTCCGGAAAACGGGCTGGACGCCGTCCACGCAGACCTACGGCAACTAGCCCGAAGCTGACGAAGGCGCAAGCGACCTTGCTGGCCCTCACGGCTGACCTCGGCGCGGTGCCCGAATACCGGTTCCATCCCGTCAGACTCTGGCGCGTCGATATCGCCTTCCCTGGCCACAAACTCGCCGTGGAAATCGACGGCGGCATCTGGAACGGCGGCCGACACGTGCGCGGTCTCGGCGTCATGGGCGACTGCGAGAAAATTGCCGCCTTGGCCATTGCCGGGTGGCGCTTTCTTCGCGTGACCCCCCAGCACGTGACCAGTGGCGTGGCCCATGCGTGGGTGCGCGCCGCCATCCAATCCAAAATATTGGATGGACTCCAAACGTCCCCAAGATTTGAGGGTTAACCCATGGCCGCACCAGCAGGGCAGTATCACATCATCACCGACCAAGGCGCGACGTTCACGCGCCAGCTCACGTGGAAAGACGACACCGGCGCGGCCGTCAACTTGACGGGCTACACCGCTCGGATGCAACTCCGGACGTCGGTGGCTAACGATTCTGTGGTCCTTGAACTGACCGACAGCAACGGCCGGATTGCCCTCGGCGGCATGGCAGGCACGATCACGCTGACTGTCACGGCCGCGGACATGACGACGCTGCCGCCGCAGAAGTATGTCTATGATCTGGAGCTGGTGAACGGAGCGGTGGTCACGCGCTTAGTGCAGGGCACCTTCACGGTGAGAGCCGAGGTGACGCGATGAGCGTGGAGTATCATGACCGGCCCAACACGGTCAACGTCGACGAGGACCAGCGCAGCGTCGAAAACGTCGACCAGCCAAACGTCGTTGAGGTTATCGACAACGGCACTACCGTCACGGTTGTGGCGTCCGTCGGGGCCATTGGCCCGCAGGGACCAGAAGGCCCACAGGGGCCGCAGGGAGTGCCAGGCGCGGTGCAGTCCATTACGGCGTCGTCACCGCTGTCGGTGGTGGGCAGTCTCAGCCCCAATATCAGCCTCAGCGGAATTGTCGGTGTCGCTAATGGTGGCACCGGCGCGTCGAGCCTGACGGGATACGTTTACGGCAATGGAAGTAGCCCGTTCACCGCGTCACTGACAATCCCGAATAGTGCCGTCTCTGGCCTTGGCACGATGGCCCTGCAAAACGCTACCAGTGTAGCCATCACCGGAGGCACGGTTACCGGCGTAGCCGTGCCAAGTGCAGGGGCCATCAACTGGGACGGCGGTGCAGCGCCAATGGCATGGGACACCACAGATAGCACGCTGACGCTGGCGCTCAACGCGAATGTGAGTTACCGACTGGGCGCGCAAGAGCTAGTGCGTGTCATGAACCGCACCGGCACGACAATCGCCAAAGGGAAAGCGGTCTATATCCTCGGCGCACATGGCGACCGGCCAGAAGTGGCGCTAGCTGATGCATCCGGAGAACTGACCGCCGCTACGACCCTTGGCATCACCGCAGAAAGCATCGACCATACAGCCGAAGGGTTCGTCTGTATCACGGGCATGCTGCGTGGTATCAATACGAACGCGCTAACTGAAGGCGCGCTGGTCTGGCTGTCTCAGACGGCTGGAGAACTGACCAACACGCGCCCCACGCAGCCATTGCACGGCGTCTTTATGGGGCTATGCGTGCGGCAGGCTCCGGGCGACGCTGGCATCCTATACGTCTCGGTCGTCAATGGGCAGGAACTGGACGAGCTGCACGACGTGCTGATTACCAGCCCCACGGCTGGACAGCTCTTCAAGCGCAACGCAGGCAACACGTTGTGGGTCAATGCCACACCTGGTGCGCTGACCAAGACCGACGACGCCAACGTGACGCTGACGCTTGGTGGAAGCCCATCGGCCGCGCTCGTGAACGATGCCTCGCTCACGCTGGGTTGGACGGGCACGCTGGCCGCGTCGAGACTGAACGCCAACGTCGTGCAGAGCGTGACGAATGACAGCAACGTCACGGGCAGCATTGCGTCGCAGCGCTTGACGCTGGGCTGGACGGGCACGCTGCCTGCCTCGCGGCTCAATGCCAGCGTGGTGCAGAGCGTCACGAATGATACGAACGTGACCGGCAGTATCAACACGCAGAACCTGACGCTCGGATGGACAGGGCAACTGGGCGTGGCGCGTGGCGGCACTGGGACGGCGACGCTGACTGGCTATGTCAAGGGCAACGGCGTGTCTGCCATGACCGCGGCGTCCACGATTCCCAGCAGCGACATTACCGGGCTGGGCACGATGTCGGCGCAGAACGCCACGAGCGTGGCCATTACGGGCGGCACCATCTCCGGCATTGCGGACTTGGCCGTCGCGGACGGCGGCACCGGGGCGTCGACCGCGCAGGCCGCCATGAACACGTTCGCTGGGGCAGTGACCTCCGGGCAGTATCTGCGCGGCAATGGCTCCAACGTCGTCATGTCGGCCATCCAAGCGGCCGATGTGCCCACGCTGAACCAGAACACCACGGGCACGGCGGCGGGCCTGTCCCAGACGCTGGCCGTCAGCAGCGGCGGCACGGGCACGACCTCGTTGACCGGTTACCTGGTGGGCAACGGGTCGTCGGCCTTTACGGCTGTATCGAGCATTCCCGGCTCGGCCATCTCAGGCAACATCGCTGGCAATGCCGCAAACGTGACCGGGCTGGTGGCCGTCACCAATGGCGGCACCGGCGTGGGCAGTCTGACGGGGCTGGTCAAGGGCAACGGCACCTCGGCCTTTACCGCCGCGACCTCTGGCGTTGACTACGCGCCTGCTACCTCGGGCACGGCCATTCTCTACGGCAACGGCTCGGGCGGCTTCAGCGCGGTCAGCATCGGCGCGAACTTGTCCTTTACGGGCGGCACGCTGTCGGCCACTGGCGGCGGCGGTGGCGTCTCGGCTGTCACCGCTTCTGCGCCGCTGGCCTCGTCTGGAGGGGCCACACCGGATATTAGCTTTACCGGCACGCTCGGCATTGCCAATGGTGGCACTGGGCAGACCACAGCGGGCAACGCCTTTGATGCGCTGGCTCCGACGACGACACTGGGCGACGTCATCTACCACGACGGCACCGACAATGTGCGGCTGGCTGGGCAGACGACGACCACGCGCAACTTCCTGCGGCAGACGGGCACGGGCAGTCTCTCAGCCGCTCCGGCGTGGGACACGGTGACCAAGACCGACGTGGGCCTGTCGAACGTGGAGAACACCGCGCTATCCACGTGGGCGGGGTCTGGCAATCTGACGACCACAGGCACGATTCGCCCCACGGCTGATGACGGCGCAGCGCTGGGCGTGTCTGGCACGGCCTACAGCGATGTGTATCTGGCCAGTGGTGCGGTGGTGGACTTCAATGCCGGTGACGTCACCATCACCCATAGTGCCGCCAGCAGTGGAGGCCTGACCTTCGCTGGTGCATCGGCCGGGTATACGTTTAGCAACGGCGATGTGATGATTCAGTCGGTCCGAGTGGGTAAGGGCGTCAATGCGCTTGCCGAAAACACCTGCGTGGGTGTGAGCGCCTTGAGCGCAGTGACGACTGGTAGCCATAACACCGCAGTAGGCTGGAATGCGCTGAATGCCAATAGCAGCGGCACATATAACGTGGCGCTTGGGCGCAGTGCATTGCTCGCCAATACTAGTGGCATTCAAAATGTTGCGCTTGGCGCATTGGCGCTGTCTGGCAATACCAGTGGTCAATACAATATTGGCATCGGCGCAGATGCGCTACGCGCGGGCACAATATTTGTCAGCAATATTGCAATTGGGGATACGGCCCTGAGGAACTGCACGGGTGATCAAAACATCGCCATCGGCTATCTATCAGGACAAGCCATTACCACAGGATCGAATAACGTAATTATTGGACGCTACAGCGGTAATACTGCCGCGCTGGATATCCGAACCGCCAGTAATTATCTTGTACTGTCTGACGGCGCTGGGAATATTCGATTTACTGTCAATAATAGCGGGCACGCGGCGATTCCATCAACTTCGCGCATCTGCCTAGATGGCGTAGCCGGAACCGGAGACACCTACCTCGTCGAATCAGCCGCGAACACGCTCGACCTCGTGGCCGGTGGCGTCACGGCAATTTCCACGACGGGCACGCTGACCACATTTGGCACGGCCACCGTGCGTCCGACGGCGAATGACGGGGCCGCGCTGGGAGCGTCTGGCACGGCATGGTCTGACCTGTTCCTCGCGTCTGGCGCGGTCGTGAACTTCAACGCAGGCGATGTCACCATCACGCACGCGGCCAATACGCTCACGTTTGGTGGGGCCACGACTGGCTACGTGTTCAGCGATGGGCCAGTAACGGTCACGGCGGGCAGCGCCAGTGCGCCAGCAATCACGACTAGCGGCGACTTGAATACCGGTGTGTTTTTCCCAGTGGCTGATGAAATTGCCATTGCCACTGGCGGCAGTGAGCGCGTCCGCATCGATTCGAACGGCAACCTCGGCATTGGGGTGGCCGCAGGCACAGCCTTGCAGGTATTCGACATTATGCGTGACGGCGCGGTCACGGCCCGTCAAACGCGGTATAGCACCGATGCCAGCGGGGGACTCAACACCATCCGCAAGGCACGAGGCACGCAAGCGTCGCCATCGGCGGTCGCCGCCGCAGACACGATGGGAAATTTTACGTTCCAAGCCTATGGCGGTACCAATTACCGCACGCTGGCGGTAATCGGCGCTGTTGTTTCTGCCTACGTGTCCGACACGAACATGTCGGCCAATCTGCGGTTTTCTACCACCAATGCCAGCACGGCCAGCACGGAGCGTCTGAGGATTACCGCCGCAGGCGATGTGGCGATGGGTGCGGCGGCTAAACTCCTGCTCGATAATGTCGACGGCAGTGGCGATACCTACATCACCGAAACGTCAGCCAACAACATCGCGATCTTTACGGGCGGCTCCGAGCGCCTGCGCCTCGATGGCAGCGGAAACGTGGGCGTCAACGTCACGACCTTTGGCACCTCGGCGGCAGGCGTGCTGGGCCTGAAGAATGGCACGGAGCCGAGCAGCGGCCCGGCCGATACGGTACAGGTCTATAGCGTCGACCGCAGCGCGGGCAATACGATCCCGGCCATCTACTGTGAGGGGAGTGGCGTCACCAATGCCGGAATTACCAGCACGACGGTGACCCACAAAATCGCACTCAAAGTGAACGGCACGGTATACTACTTACTGGCGACGACGAACGCCACCTAACGGAGAGACCCATGGCACTCACAGGCACCTTGCTCCAGGCCGCGGCCCAGTTTCGGCTGGATGGCACGACGGTTCTGAACTACACCATCAACATTGAAGACGACGTGCTGGGCGTCGTGGGCAGCCGTGGCTACACGGTCGACGACCCGGCGGTGGTCGCCAACGTGCTGGCCTACGTGAACCAGATGTTGCCCATGATTGAGGCCCAGACGGGCATCCCGGTGGCCCTGCCCGTGGCCCCGCCTGCCCCGCCGGACGTGGAGGAATAATGCGCGTCACGAATTACTGGAAACTCAAGGCGGCGGTCGTGCAGCATCAGAACGCCCAGATGAAGCTGGAAGTGCTGGCCGCGCAGACAAAGCACGCCTTCGACACCGCGCTACGTGAGGCGGGGCTGGACCCGGCCAAGACCTACACGATGGATGACGCCACCGAGACGGTGGTGGAGACGGAGACGGCCCCCGCCGAGTAGACCGCATGCCGGTGACCAAGCCCATCGCGCCGTATCGCAAGGCGAAAACGAAAAGCGACAAGCGCCGCCCGCCGCACACGGCCGAGGAGACGCAGATTGTCGAGCGCCGCGCGCAGGCTCTGAGCTTGCGGCGCGAAGGGCTGACGTATCGGCAGATTGGCAAACGGCTCGGTGTCTCGGTCGAAGTGGCGTATGCCGACGTGCAAGCGGAACTCTCGGCCCTCCGCACCATCACCGCGGAGGACGCCGAAGCCGTGCGCGACCTTGAACTGCGGCGGCTGGACGACTACGTCTCCGCGCTATGGCCGAAGGCGGCTGAGGGCGATACGGCCGCGATTGCCACGCTGCTGCGCGTGCAGGAGCGCCGCGCCAAGTATCTGGGCCTTGACGCCCCGGACAAGCAGGAAATCCTCGGAGACGCGCCAGTCTTCACGCTCCGCATTGACCGTGGCGACGGCTGACCTCAGCCTGCATCCGGGGCAGGCGCAGGTCTTCGACTCCGACGCCGCTTACCGCGTGCTGGTCAGCGGCCGACGTTGGGGCAAGACGGAACTGTGCAAGGCTGAGACGCTCCGCGAGATGGGCACACCGGGCACCCTCTGGTATATCGCGCCCACCTACGACATGGCGCGTGACCTCATGTGGGAGCCGCTACGGGCCATTGTGCCGCGGCACTGGTTGGCGCGTGACCCGAACGAATCGCGTATGGAACTGTGGACGCACTGGGGCTGCCGCGTGGCGTGCAAGTCGGCCGAGCATCCCGACCGGTTGCGTGGCAGGGGCTTGCGGAAGGCCATCATGGACGAGTTCCAAGACTGGCGCGACGGGCTGGCCATCTGGGAAGAGGTGGTGCAGCCCATGCTGCTGACCACGCGCGGCACGGCGCTGTTTACGGGCACGCCGAAGCACTTCAACCATCTCTACCAGCTCTACGCGCGGGGCCAGTCCACCGACCAGCGGTGGGCCAGCTGGGCCTCGTGGCAGTTCCGCACGGCCGATGCGCCGCACATCCCGCGCGAATTGCTTGAAGAGATGCGCCAGCAGATGGACGCGCGCGCGTTCCGGCAGGAGTTCGAAGCCTCGTTTGAGGCGCTGTCTGGCCGCGCCTACTATGCCTTCGTGCGGGGCCAGCACGTGCGCCCAGTCACGCTGGAGCCTGGGGCACCCGTGGCGGTCACGTTCGACTTCAACATCCAGCCTGCCACCGCGCTCATCTGCCAGCGCATCGGTGACGAGGCCCGCGTCTGGAGAGAAGTCTGGATTACGAGTGCCGGGGGCGAGGCGACCCGCGCGGCGGCGTCCCGTGCGCGTGACCTGCTGGCCGAGGCGGGCTACCGCGGGGCCGTGCAGGTCTACGGCGATCCGGCGGGACGGGCAGGGAAGACGACTGGCCCGTCTGACCATGCGGTGCTGCGTGAGGTCTTCGGCGGGGGCAGCTTCTACATTCCCAAGGTGGCCCCGCACGTGAAAGACCGCGTGGAGGCCGTCAACGCGCGGTGCCAGACGGCCAGCGGGGCGGCACGGCTGACGGTGGACCCGTCCTGCGAGCATCTCATCAGCGACCTAGAGCAAGTGGTTTATACTGACGCGGGTGACCTTGACAAGCGGAGCAACCCCATGCTGACCCACATCTCAGACGCGCTCGGCTACTGGATTCACCAGGCATGGCCTCCCGTGGCCCGTGGCGGCGTGGGCATGGGGCACGTGTCATGGCTGTGAGGCGCAGCGGCTGGGCCGTGCTGGCGCAGATGGCCGCCTATCTGGCGCTCGGCGTCGGCTTTATTGTCGGGCTGGGCCTCGGGCCGTGGTGGGCGTGGGCGGTGGCCACGTTCTACGGCATGAACGCGGGGATTGTCTTGCAGACCTACTGGGCCACACGCCACGTGCCAGACAACGTGGTGCCGTTTCAACGCACGACCACGACGCAGAGGTGAACCAATGGCCAAGAAAGCGAAAGACCCGCGCCTGACCCGATTGGGGCTGGAAGACTACAACCAGCCGAAGCGCACGCCGTCGCATCCGACGAAGTCTCACGTGGTGGTGGCCAAGGAAGACGGCGAGGTCAAAACGATCCGCTTCGGCCAACAGGGCGTGAAAGGGTCACCGCGCCGCGAAGGCGAGTCGGCCGCAGACCGTGAGCGTCGTGAGGCCTTCCGCGCGCGCCATGCCGAGAACATCGCCAAAGGGAAAATGAGCGCGGCGTACTGGTCTAACCGTGTGAAGTGGTGAGTATGTGGTCAGTGACGCACGGCGATTGCCGGGAGGTGCTGCGCGGCATTGCAGACGCATCAGTGGACGCGGTAATCTGCGACCCGCCCTATGAGCTGGGCTTCATGGGCAAGGCGTGGGATTCATCCGGCATTGCCTACGATGTGACCGTCTGGCGCGAGTGCCTGCGCGTGCTGAAACCGGGCGGGCACCTGATCGCCTTCGGCGGGAGCCGCACGTATCACCGGCTGGCGTGCGCGGTCGAGGATGTGGGCTTCCAGATCCGCGACCAGGTGTTGTGGCTGTATGGTTCAGGGTTCCCGAAATCGCTGGATATCAGTAAGGCAATTGACCGACGGGGCGGATCGCAGATTGCATGGTTTGGGCCGTGGTTCCGCGCTTGGAGAGAATCTCGTGGTATCACGCAGAAGGCAGTCGCTGCATTATTTCCAAGTCGATCTGGCGGGCTTACTGGGTGTGTAGCTAATTGGGAGCTTGGATTTAATCTTCCTACGGTCGATCAATTTAATACGATCAAGGACGCATTTGGGCTTCCGTTTGAGAGCATGAACGAAGCCGCGCGCGAGGTGGTCGGGCAAAACTGGCGACTGGATCGCAAGGAAGGCGTAGTGAATTACGGTGGAGGCACTCCAACGGGAGTATATGACCTGACAGCCCCTGCGACCGACGAGGCTCGCCAGTGGGCCGGATGGGGGACGGCGCTGAAGCCCGCACACGAACCGGCAGTGCTGGCGCGGAAGCCGATCGTCGGGACGGTGGCCGAGACCGTGCTTGCGTATGGGACTGGTGGGATCAACATCGACGCAGGGCGCGTCGATGGCAACCGCTGGCCCGCCAATCTGATCCACGACGGCAGCGAGGCTGTGACGGCGATGTTCCCGCAGTCAGATTCGGGAACATCTGAGAGCGCGGCGCGGTTTTTCTACTGTGCAAAGGCGAGCAGGGCCGATCGCGAGTTCGGCCTGTCGGACGACGCTCCGGAAGTCTCTGCCGAGGATCGCGTCGGCCGCGCGGCCGGAAGCGCAGGGATGGACAATCCAAGGGCCGGAGCCGGGCGCACTGCGGCCGGGCGGAATCACCACCCGACCGTGAAACCGATCGCGCTGATGCGGCATCTGGTGCGGCTGGTGACGCCACCGGGAGGGCTGGTGCTTGACCCATTTGCTGGCAGCGGCTCCACTGGCGTCGCCGCGAAGCTCGAACGGATTCGGTTTCTCGGCATTGAACAGGACGCCGGATATGCCGCGCTGGCGCAGGCGCGGATTGATGGCACGACGCCCACGCAAAACGACCCGCCCGCACAACCGACCCTCTGGCCAAATGAGGCCACTACACCATGCCACTGATGCAGCGCGCCACGGAAGAAGTCTGCGAGTCGATTGCCTCGCAGATTGACGCCATCATCCGCGAACGACGGATGTCCTACGCGCAAGTGGCCGCGTTGGCCGGGGTCTGCGAGAACACAGTCGGGCGCGTCATGACCCTCAAAAACACGCGCCTGTCGGTGCTGGTGCAGATTGCAGAAGGGCTAGGCTGTCAGTTTGTGGTCACATTGACGCCGCGCAACCCATAATCTAGGGGTTGCGCCTTGATTCTGGCCACTGCGCCACGCACAATGAACCCGTGGCTATCCCAGCATCAGCGCCGCTTGGTGCGCCGTCCTCTGTTATCGGTGTCGTGCATCCGCTCTACCTGCGGTGGCGCGACGTCTGGGTCAAACTCCTCGACGTCTACGAAGGCGCGGGGGGCTTTCTCGACGACACCAAGCCCTACCTGATTGCCCATCCGCGCGAGTGGCTCGACCACTCCTCGCCGGTGTTTGGCGACGGCGGGCAGCTCCTGCGGTTTGAGGTCAACGCCAACCCGTCGAAGCCGTCCCCGAAACTTAAGGAACGGCGCAAGCTGGCGCGTTACGAGAACATCGCGTCGACGCTCATTGAGCAACTGAGCGGGGCACTGTTCCGCAATAAACCGCAGCGGTCTTTCGGGCCGAACGCGCCGACGGTGGCCGTGCAGCGCCCCATTGAGCTGTTCTGGAATGACGCGGACGGCAACGGCACGAACTGGAACGACCTGCTCAAAGAGGCGTGGGGGCCGTGCGCCGCGTTTGGCCATCTCTGGGGCTACGTCGACGTGCAGCCGGATGACCCGCGCCGCGCGTATGTGCGCTGGTATACGCCCATCGACGTCATTGACTGGCTGGTGGACGATAACAACCGGTTGGTGAGCGTCAAGTTTCTGGAAGCCGTGCCGCGAGAAAGCTACGCGAAGACCTCGACGGCCTACAGCGTGGACGTCCGAGTGCGCGTAGTGGACGCCGAAGGCTGGAAACTGCTGAACCGGTCGGGCAAGGAGATTGCCTCTGGCACGCACGACTTCGGCGTGGTGCCTGCGTTTGTGATGTATGCCCGCCGCCGCGCGCTGACGCCGTTTGTGGGGCGCTCGGTGCTGGGTGACCCGCAACTCTACATCGACCTCTACAACCTCATCAGCGAGACGCGCGAACTGCTCCGCAAGCAGACGTTCTCAATCCTGAACGTGCCGATTGGCGAGACGCCTGGCGGGGTGCAGAAGGAGCAGGAACTCATCGGCCAGCAGTCTGGCACGGGCAATATCCTGTTCACGACGAACTCGGCGCAGATGCTGTCGCCGGACAATACGAACGTCCAGTCCTACCACGACCACATGGACCGGCTCCAGCGCACGATTTACCGGCTGAGCGTGCTGCCGTGGGAGTCGGACGGACGCGGGGCTGAGTCTGCGGACTCTCGGCAAATCAAACGCGAAGACCTCAACCAGCAGTTGGCCGGATTCGCGGACGAACTCCAGCGCGTAGACGAGTTTGTGACTCGGCTGGTCTATCGTGCCGCCTACGGTGACGCAGCTGACCGGTGGGAAGCGGCCGACGAACTGACCATCCGCTGGCCTGACCAGTTCGACACGCTGAATCTGGAAAAGGTCATCAAGCAGTTTGCCGATGCCATGGCGCTGGACCTCGGCCAGACGGCCACCGGCGAAATCCGCAAGCGCGCCGCCCGGGCGGTGCTGCCAGACGTCCATATGGACACGCTCCAGCAGATTGATGACGACATCACGGCCACGCCCGTGGAGACACCCGCGCAGCGTCGCACTGCCGCCATGACGGCGCTGACGGCGCGGCTCGACACGCAAGACACCGACATCGAGGACGAAGACGACGAGGAGATGACGCCGCCCGATGGCAACGCCTGAAAGCGCGGGAGTCAGCATCGCCGCGCGGGCTGAGCGCCTCTCGGCTGGCTTCGCGCAGAGCCTGGCCGACATCATGCGGAAGGCTGACGCGGCGCTGAAACCGATTCTGGCGCGCGCCATTGCCGGTGACCGCACGGCCACCGTGCAGGCCGCACGCGGCATCGCCCTGCGGCGGCAGATTCGGCAAGCGCTGACGGACGCCGGGTTCGACGACTTCGCCACCGAGGCCTCTAATACGGCCATTGAAGCGATGGCGGCTGAGGTCATGCGGACTCGTCTGGCCCGTGGGGCCGCCAAGCTCGTGCGCCCCAGCGCCGCACGCTTGCGGGCCTTGGCGGTGCTGTCAGAGAGCAACCTGCTCGGGACCGCCGAAGACGTGACAACGGCCCTGATGCGCGCCGTGTCGCAGTTCATTTTGACGACGACGCCCAGCCCGCGCATTCTCGATACGCTGGCCGAGGTGATGAGCAAGGAACTCGGCCAGGTGCAGACGCTGTTCGACACGCAGGTGTCCATCATGGGGCGGCAGGTGGAAGCGATTGCCACGGAGCCACTCGGGCCGGAGCAGGCCTTCCTGTATACCGGCCCCGTCGACGGCCGAACGCGGACATGGTGCCTCGACCGCGTGGGCAAGGTCTATACACGCCGCGAGATTGAAGCCATGGACAACGGCCAGTTGCCGAATGCCTTCCTGACCGGCGGCGGCTATAACTGCCGCCATTCGTTTCTGGCGGTGGCGTCCGATGAACTGGTCAGCCTCGCGGGAATGAATCTGCGCGCGCCGGGGTTTGAAGAAGAGATTGCCTCGGCCAAGGCCCAGCAGCGGCAGGCGCGACGGAGTGACCGGCAGCGTCGCGCCCGAGGAGTCACCACATAATGGCTGTCTACGTCACGCGCAACTTCGGCCCGCTCACCGAGACGCTGAAAACCACGAAGGACGACTGGTATCAGATTGGGTTGCTGGCCCGCGAGCGCATCTTGCAGCGCACGCGCAGTGGGCAGGACCAATACAACAAGCCCTTTACGCCCTACTCACAGGGCTATATCGACGCGCGCACCAAAGAAGGCCTGGCACGCAATACCGTCAAACTGGAATTGTCGGGCGAGATGTTGCGGTCGATTCAGATTATTGCCACGGACACGCAAGTCACGTTGACCTTCTGACATGGGACGCCGTAAAGGGTCAGGACGTCGGATGTCGATGGTTCAGCGGTCACGGAAAGTGCCCGCCGCAGAAAAAGCCGTGTATCATCAGATAGCCGGGGCCGGGAAAAGCCGTATCAAGCGCGAGTTCTTTGGCCTGACGCCCCAAGATATGGACGACATCTCGGTGCTGTTGGAGCGCCGACTGAGCCAGCGTTCTCAGCTTCTCTAACGCGGGAGTGACGAGGCATATGCCGGAACCGATTACCGTAGAACTCGACGAGCAGGGCAATATCGGCACGCTGCCAGCGCCCTTGCAGTCCTTCTTGGACCGCGCGATTAACGAGGCCTACAAGCGCGGGGCGCAGAAGGTCGAACGCGAGATGCAGCCGCGCATCGTGGACCCCGCCGAGCGGGAACGGCTCAAGCAGGTCGAAGCCGACGCCCAGCTCCTGCGTGAAGAGATTGCCACTCGTGACAAGAACTACGAAGAAGCCGCCCGCCTGCGCGAAGAGCGGTTTACCAAACAGATTGCCGAGCGTGAAGAGACCGCGCGGCTTAAAGATGCGGAGATCGGGCGTCGTGACGCACGACTGCGCTCCATGCTCGGGGCCGAGATTCGCGCCGCCGCCGTCGCTGCCGGTGCGCGTGATGAAAGCCTGCCTGAGCTGGTCAAGCTCCTCGGAGCGGATATTGACCTCGATGACCATCTGGACCCGTTCGTTAAGGGGGCCGACAACGCGCCCCGCCTGGTGGACGGCAAGCCGATGAGTATTGAGGGGTTGGTGGCTGAATACCTGGGATCGCATCCTCACCACCTGCGCGGCGGGAAATCCATTCCCGGACGCGCACAGGGCGGGGCGGCATTCCGTCAGACGCAGACACCGGCTGATGCCGCGCACGAGGATGCGCTGGCGGCGGTGGCTGCTAACCCATCGGCCAAGAACCTGACGCAGGCGGTGCGCTCCATTCGCACACGCGCGGCGGGGGCTGGCCGCTAAGAGGAGAGTCCGTACATGGCATTTACTGGTCTGTCTACCAATGACCTGTTCACCGCATCACTGGTGCAGGAGGATGTGTCGCGCCTGATTGCGACCCTCAGCCCGAAGGAAACGCCGTTCCTGAACTGGTTGGGCGATTCGTCGGTGTTCGCCGTGTCGACGAAGCATGAGTGGGTGCAGGACTACATGCTGCCCAACTTCATCACCGCGTCGACGGCCATCAACTCGGCCACGGCCGCGACTGGCATCCAGATTAATGGTCTGGGCGAGGCGCTGACGGTCGGCACGATTCTGGAGAACGAAACCCAGACCGAAGTGATGCAGGTGTCCTCGATTGTCGGGGCCAACAGCATCGTGGTCACGCGCGCCTACGGTGGCGGCGCGGTGGGGTCGCTGGCCGCTGGCGGTCAGCTCTACGTCCGTGAGATGGCGGGCCTTGAAGGCGCTGACCACGACGGACGCCACACGCGCCGTCTCGGTGAGCGCAAGGCCAACACCGTGGGCCTCTTCGAGATGCCCGTGGCCGCGTCTGGCACCGAACTGGCCATCAACATCTACGGCAACGACAGCTACGATCAGGCCGTGGCCAAGGGCGTGGTGGACATGATGCACCAGCTGGAGAAGAGCGTGGTGCGTGGCGTGCTGAACAGCACCAACTCGCTCGGCTCGTCCTCGCAGACCCGCACCATGCAGGGCCTGCGGAACTGGCTGACCACCGTGAACAGCACCGTCACCGCGTCCTCGTTCTCGACCAACCCGCACCTCTACATCGGCAACGTCTGGCAGCAGATTTACGAGCAGGGCGGGTCGCCTGACACGGAGAACTGGGCGATTGTCGCGGGGCCGACCTACTTCCGCGATATCAGCAACCTGAACGACACGAAGGTGGAGGACTCGCAGCAGTCCGAACTCTTCAAGCGCGTGATTCGCACCTACACCGGGCCGCTGGGCACCGCGACCGTCATCCTGTCGCGCGTCCTGTCGGGCACGGAACTGCTGCTGGTCCCGCGTGAGCGCGTCAAGGTCGTGCCGCTCCAGGGTCGCTCGTTCTCGTATGACGAGATGGGCAAGACCGGCGACAACAAGAAGGGTCTGCTGACCGGGGAATACACCATCGAGGTGCATCACCCGAACGCCATGGCCCGCATCAAGAGCTAACACCCTCGGCCGGGGCGGTTCCTGTGAGCCGCTCCGGCCGGTTTCTGGCGTCTGAGCAACGCCCTGTGAGGAGTGACGTATGGACCCAATTCTGGAAGAGATTTGCCGAGCGCGAGGGCCGCAGGATGTGCGGCCGGATGTGTTTAAGCGGTGGCAGCGGTATCTGGCCGACGTGATTGGGCCGCGCCTTGAGGTGATGGACGCCGTCGACGAACCGCTGCGCCGTGGCCCCGGACGCCCGCGCAAGGAGATGGCCGATGCGCGCTAGTCTCACGTGGGCCTTCCATATCGACTCGGTTGAGTTCACGCCCGGCGTGCAGGCGGGCACGGAATCGCTGGGCGGGTCAGAGTCGGCCTGCCTTGGGCTGGCCCGTGCGCTTCAGGCGCGTGGGCACCGCGTGCATATCTTCACCACGAAACTCCACAAGGACGCGCGCCCGATTGACCGCTGGGGCGTGACGTGGCACCCCACGAACGCGCTGGCCGATGTCTCACGGTTCACCGCGTGGGATGTCTTCGTGGCCCTTCGCATGCCGCACATTTTCGGCGCGAACATCGACGCCGCGCTGCGGGTGCTGTGGAATCAGGATTTGATGACAGGCAGCGCCGCCAAGAATATGACGATGGCGCTGGCGTGGGCCTATGACGTGTCGGCCTACGTGTCGCACTACCACCGCAAGCAGTGGGAAGGCGTGGCCCCGGAACTGGCCCCGATTGGCTGGGTCTGCAAGAACGGCTTCGACCCGTCCTATGTGCCGCTCGAAGGCACTCGCAATCTCAAAAAGGTGATTCACATCACCCGCCCGGAACGTGGCCTGCGGCCGCTGCTGGCCATGTGGCCCGAACTGAAGCGCCGCGTGCCAGACGCCGAGTTGCACCTCTGCCGCTATAACAGCATGTATGACGCCTCAGGCTGGGGCCGCGTGTGCGCCGCCTACGACGAACAGGTGGAGGCCGTCAACCGCGCCGTGGGCGGCATTACGTGGCTGGGCGAACTGGGCAAGTCTGCCCTGTATGAGGCCATCCGCTCGTCGGCGGTCATGTGGTATCCGGGCATTGCAGACTTTGCCGAGACATCCTGCGTCGCCGCGATTGAGGCGCAAGCCTGCGGCACACCGTTCGTCGGGTCGTGGAAGGGCGCGCTGCCGGAGACCGTGCCGCATGGCTGGCTGGTCAAAGGCGACGCCGACAGCCCTGCCTACCAGGCCGAGAGCATCGGCATTGTGGAGGGCATCCTGACGGGCCAGACGCCCGTGATGGACCGCGTGGAGAAAGGCCTCCTGCACGTCGACCACTACCGGTTCAACGAGGTGGCCGCTGAGTGGGAACAGATGGTGGCCCAGCGTCTGACGGCGCGGGTGCGGTCGAATCCGCGCGGCATTCTGGCGCAGCTTCAGCAGCGGGACGACTACGTGGCCGTGCGTCACTTCGCGGCCGAGCAGGGCTGGCCAGATGTAGTGGAAGACGCCACGCGAGTCATTGACGGGCTGGAGCAGGTCTCTGAGGATTACAGCGCCCGTGCGATGGACCCGCGGCTGGAAATGGCCAACAACCGCCGCATCGCGCCAGTCATCGAGGCGCTCGCGGGCAGTGAATGCGTGCTGGACCTCGCCTGCGGTAACGGGTCGTTTGCCGTGGCACTGGCACTGGCGTCTCCCACGCGGCGCGTGGTGGGCCTCGACTACGCGGCCGAGAATATCCGCGTGGCGCAGGAGTTCGCCGCGGAACAGGGCGTGGCTGACCGCTGCACGTTCCTCGTCGGGCCTGCGTATGACTACACGACGCACACGGCCCATGAGGCCACGCTGGACAGCCTCAAGCCCTACGGCCCGTTTGACGGGGTCTTCATTGGCGAGTTCCTCGAACACATTGCGAACGTGCCGGGGTTCCTCACAGCGGTGCGGAAGCGATGCTCATCGGGCGCTCGCATGGTGGCTACCATGCCGATGGGGCCGTTCCTGGAACTCGCCAGTCAAGACATGGTCATCAAACGCGGGCACGTCCACTGCTTCACGCCGCGTGACTTGGAGGCCATCTTCGGCGGGCAGGATGCCCTGAACGTCTCGCTGCTCGATATGGGCGTCACGCCGCGCGGGAACCGCATCGGGCACTGGATTGTCTCGTGCACGTTCTCGCGGAAGGCGTTTGGCGCGCGTGACCTTGACCGTATCGTGGCGCTGACGCGGCCGAAGCCGACGCTGTCGGTGGGAATTCTGGCCGGGGAAACCATCGACATCCGGCGCTGCCTGAGTTCCATCTGGCACATTGCGGACGACATCATCCTAGCCAATACCGGCGTGAATCCTGACACGCTGGCCGCGATTGCCGACGAGTATCCGCGGACCCGCATCATCGAGGTCGGCCCGGTGCATGGCCTGCACGGTGGCTTTGCCGAGGCGCGTAACACGACGCTTCAGGCGGCGACGGGCGATTGGTTCATGTGGATTGACACCGACGAACGCCTGATGCAGCCGGAGTGCCTGCGGAAGTATCTCGACTCGACGGTCTTTGTGGGCTTCGGGCTGAAGCAGCAGCACCTGCAATTGGACATGCCCGTCACGTTCGATACGCCCATCCGCGTGTTCCGCAAGCGGCCGGACATCCAGTTCTACGGGTGCGTGCATGAGCAGCCGCAGATGGGCGACTGCAACGGCGACATCGTGCCCGCCCTGCAACTGCACGACACGGACATTGCCCACACCGGCTACCTGAACGAAGCCATCCGGCGCACGAAGGCCGTGCATCGGAACCTGCCGCTTTTGCAGCGCGACGGGCAGGTGTTCCCGGAACGCCGACTGCACTACCTGCTGTTACTGCGCGACCACCTGAACCTCGCCACGTGGATTATGGAATCGCACGGGCCGACCGACCAGAGCCGCGAGCATCTGCGGAAGTGCATCGAACTCTTCGAGACGCACTTCCCCGACTACGCCGACAAGTATCACCAGTTGGCGCGGCCGTTCTACGAGCAGGCCGTCAAGCGCGTCACAGGCGCGTTTGAGGTGGAGTTGGCCTTTGCCGCAGGGCAGCAGGGCTTGCAGGGCCGCGCGGCTCCCACGCGGGTCTGGGTGCGGCATGCGGGGCAGATTCCCGCGCTGCTGGCCGCGAAACAGGCCGAATGGCTGGGGCACTTCACGCCCGAGCCGCCGATTGACGTGGAACCGCTGGAGGCCGTATGAGCGTCTGGTTTCCGAACGACGTGGTATTTGACTCGGACTTGCAGGACTACGAGCAGAGCATCCTGACGCAGTTTGGCAAGACGGATTGGCAGGCCAAGCGCCGGAAGGCGCTAGAGGACTGGGCGTTTCCGACGCTGGCCAAGGCGGGCTACGTGCCCGAGCGCCTGCGGACGCGCCGTGCGCCTGCCCAGGTGTGGGGCTACACTGGCGGCAGCTACGTGGACTACACCAGCGCCGCCACGACGGCTGGCGTCGACGGCCTGCCGCTAGGCACCGTCTTTGCCGCGCCGTCAAGCGACTTCCTCTACATCGGCTCGCAGGAGCAGTTCCGCGGGCTGTCCATTCGCATGCTCGACCGAGTGGCGACGGCGGCGGGCACGCTGACCGTGCAGGTGTGGTCGGATGCCTGGACGAGCGTGGGCACGCTGAACGAGACGCAGTTCCTCAACGTGAAGCCGTTCTCCCGCGGCGGGGATGTGCGCTGGGAGATGCCGCAGGACTGGGTGACGCGCGCCGTCAATGGCTCCGCGCCGCTCTACTGGGCACGCATCAAGGTCAGTGCCACGCCCACGGGCGCGTATTGCGGGCAGATTGGCTGCATCCGCGGCACGGCGCTGACGGGGCCGGTGACGCTGAGAACGCTGGGCCTCATTTTCCGCGAGGCGCAGACGATGCAGGGCGGGCCGTGGCAGGAGAAGGCCGACGCCTACTTCCGCGAGGCCGAAGAGGCCATGCAGGGCGCGCTGGCACTGGTCGCGCGCGACTTTGACACCGTGACGGTGGATGACCAAGTGGATACCACGGAAACCACGCAGACCGCTGACGATGTGACCGGCGGCGGCGCGTCCTTCCAGTGGACGAGGGCGTAATGGCAACGACTCCAGATGTGCTTCTGAACCGAGTGCGATCCTTGATGGTCGATGCGCCGTTCTACTGGCGCGAGGCTGTCAGCAGCGAGGACTTCGCCTTGCAGGGAACTGGCAGCAGCGACGCCGTGTTCCGGTGCAAGATTCGGGGCGGGAACAGTCTCGGAGGGTTTGGGTATTCAGAAGACCGGGTCGACACGCTGGACATCGAAGTGGCGCGGCAGATTGCCGCGGACTACGTGGCGACGCATGCGGCCTTGGTCAGAGATTGTTCCAGTCTCACCGCAGCGATTATTCAGGACGGGCACGTCACCTCAGGTGAATACACCGTCCCGGATACTGGTCGAGCCTGGGAAGTGGCGGCACCGATTGGCGCGTCGTATCTCACGTTGCGCTTGACGATGCCGCTCAACTACGAAGCACAAGTGTAGGAGAGTCCACACATGGCAGGATTGACCGGCAGAGAAATTAAAGCCGCGTTTGCGAAGTTTGCGACGAACTCATGGGGCGTCGCGGCCTCGGTCACGCGCGGCATTCACTTCACCTCGGACGGCGGCGCGAAGCTCTCGCGGCTGCGTGTCAATGACGAGGCGCTCGGCCAGACGTTTCTGGGCCGCGGCGACTTTGGCGACACGCAGGCGCAGGACATCACGCTGACGAAGCAGGACCGCTACGCGGACTTTCAGTATGTCTATGAGGCACTGGCGATGGGATCCCCAGCCGCCGTGACCCTCAGCACGTCGACGGCCAGTGCGCCAACCTCATGGCGTCACGTGATTGACCTTGCCCCGTCGATTGACGGGCTGGGCGTCACGATGGCCTACGACAAGGTGACGTTTGTGGACGAGATGACCTCGGCCAAGGTCTACGGCATGAGCAAGACCGTGGGCGATTCCGGCGTGATGGACACGACGTTCAACCTGATGGCCGCGCAGATGACCGACATTTCCTCGGTCAACACGCGCAGCACCGTCAACGGGGCCACCTATCCGGCGCTTGACAATCGCGTCTTCCGTCGGCAGGGCACGTTCCGTCTCAACCCGCAGTCGGCGGGGTCACTGGCGGCGACCAACGCGGTCAACCTCGAAGGCTTCACGTTCGAGTTCTCGCGGCCGCAGGACGCCCCGAACGTCACGGGTCAGGACTTCATCTTCGAACCGGCCGATGCTGGGTTCCCAGAGACGAAGCTGACCATCACGTTCCCGCGCATGAACACCGTGTCGGCCAACAGCGTCTACGCGGCCCTGCGCGCAGATACCGTGTTTAAGGCTGATATGGAGTTCCTTGGCTCGTTCATCAACTCCACCGACCGGTTCACCGAGCGCATCGAGTGGCCCGCATTGGAACTGGACACGGACGGCTTCACGGCGACCGAGAGCGGTGCCAATCAGGTGAAGCCGCAGGTGGTGTTCCTCGCCAAGTCGGCCGCAACCTCACCGAACGGCATGGCCTTCGTCAATCCGTTCCGCATTACCCGTATCACGACGCAGTCTCTCGTCGCCTTCTAGCGGCGGGACTTTTCAGGGAGCGCACCGAGCATGCCGCGACAGCTACAGACCGATGACCTCACCTTCTGGGTGGCCGAGACTGACCTGGACGATATCAGCGAAGCCGACCCTGAGGTGCGCTACGAACTCCGCGAACTGACGACCAACACGTGGCGACGCATTCACAAGGCCCATACCAAGCGAGTGCCGAATAAGGCCACCAAGGCGATGGAGTCCGAGACGGATGCGGAAGCGTTTGCGGATGCCCTCGTAGACTACGTGCTGGTGGGCTGGAGCGGCATTGTGGAGCGGGGCGGCGCACCTGCGCCCTGCACCACTGAGAACAAGCTGCGTCTTGACAGCGTGGTCAAGGCGGCGCTGGTCGGGCGGGCAGGCCTCACGCAGATTGTGCAGGCCGACGCCGTGCGCGAGAC